GCTATTTGTGAATACAAATACACTACAGCTAAAGAAGACTTTGAAGACCTTGCAGATCAAACACATCAATATAAAATCATTGAACTTCTTTATGATACACAATGGATTCCAAAAACAACATACGTTTATGTAAATTATCCAACAAAAGATTCACTAAAAGATGATGGATTCTTAGTTCAAAGTATGGTTACTAAAGACGTAAAGTTAATAAAACCAGAAGATTACCCTGAATTATACATTTAGAAGGATTAAAATGAAATTAGTAAAAATAAAAACAGAAAAAGAATTTTTAGATTCAGGATGGAATAAAACTAAATTAGGGTTTGGTAAAGAAGGAGTTAATCAAATTGTAAATACAGACATGTGTGATAAAATACTTGATAAAATATTAATTATAGAATATAATGAAGATGATCAAATTTGGGTAATATTAGAAAAGAATATAATGCCTTGGGTCATTTCTAATGAAATGATTAGTAGAGAGTTTACCCCGGAAGAGTTTCCGGAGTATTTTGTTTAACCGATTAAGAACCGATTACTGAAGCGATTGAACGAGTTCCAATATTAATAAAATTAAGTTGGATAAATTCTGCCGCATAGTTAGGTTTGATGTAAATGTCTACCACAAGTTCATTTCTTGAAATAACATCTGGTGTGTTGTTAGTTTCATCACAAATTACTTTGTATTCTACAATACCTCTACCCGCTTGAATTGTTGCCAAATAAGGACTGAACATAGCCTGAATATTATTTCTAGTATAAGGATCATTGAATTCAAATACCTCTGATTTAGCGGCTTTACTCATAGCTCTTTCAATAGTGTTAAATAGATTTCTAACATTGATTCTATCAAAACTTGAACTATATGGTAATAGAGTTTTGTTACCCCATACAAGGTTACCTGTTCCTGGGAATGTTACAAGTGGATTAATACTATTTTTGTAAAGAAGATCTCTTTGTGGTAAAGAAGGTGTAAATGCCATTCTATTAATACCTCTAATGATACCTCTTTTCATACCAGCAGATACCCACCAAGAAGCGTTAGTTGATGTTACAGAACATCTAATACCAGCCATATCACCAGCACAGTTAATCCATCTGAATTTTTTATTGTAATTATCATAAATTCTATGATAGTTTCCAAAAAATGCTGCGAACATAGTTCTTGTTAATTTTACCGATCCCATACGTTTACTTGGATCATTTTCTGTAATGTATTTTACAATCTCATTTACAGCTTCGCCGGCTTTTTTACCAACAGTATCAACGTATCTAGCGCCAATAAATGCAACACAATCTTTTCTTGTGTCAGCGAGTTCAACAGGAATGTTTAAATCATCACCACCTGGGTAAACAATTTCATTACCGATTACAACATCAATTTCGTATTTTTCTTTATCTTCTACTGTAAAGTAAGCATCTCTGAAATCACCAACAGTAACTCTAGGATTTTTACCACCTTGTAAAATTAATTGACCGGTTTTTACACCATTACCAATAGGGTTTCCATCATCATCCATACCAAATCTATCACAAACAAGATAAGAAGCTGGGAAATCTTTCATTGAAGAATCTTCAAGAACATAAACTAAATTACTTTGTTCATTAATAACAGTTTCAATATAATCACTTCTACCATTACCATCAATACCTGTAGGATCAAAACCAACAATAAATGATTCAATCACATCACCTTGCTTAATAGAAATTGCAACTTGTTCTTTAGACGGGAAATATTGGAATAAATTAACCAATTTCATATCTTCATAAACATCACCAATTCTTGTTCTAAATGCAATAGCGTTATTATAAGGGTTTCCATCAACATCGTACTCATTTAAGAAATCGTACCAGTTAGCTACAATAATTTGAACTTCACCTATATTTGGAGTCTTAGAATAGAATTTAAGTTTTGTTTTAGGATTATACGTCTCTAAAGGGTTTGAATCTTGAGAATAAAAATAATCCCATTCATCTTCCGATTTAATTAATTCATAAGTTGTATTTAATCTTGGGTTCGTGAAACATTGATAATCATTTCCTGTGTAGTCAATATTATCTGGATCAGTTGCCATCGGTAAATCCGGAATATTTGTAGTTTCATCTACAGGACCTCTTAAAAATGCTTGAGTTTCTGCGTTTTTATAAGACGGTGAGTGTAAATAAATAGCACCTTGATCTTCATGTACAGGAATGTTTGAACCTATCCAAGAAGCTTCAATCTGAATTTTACATTCTTCAACATCAACACCTTGATCCAAAAATGTGAATCCTGTTATAATAGCCATCTCATCGACATTATTTGTATTTTTTAATGAAACCCAATCACCTTGTTGAAACTTTGGAAGTTCCCAAGAATTTTGATTTGCACCTTGTACAATTTCCATTGTAAAATAATTATTAGAAGTATCTAAATAATTTTCATAAAGTGCTACAATTGGAGCATTATCCATAGCCGTAACGCTTTTTGAAGTATCAGATTCGGTATAAGCTCTAGTAATAATCAATTGATCACCATAATCTAAAAACTTTGCACACTGAAACCACTGATTGTAATTCCAATCTTTTGGTTCTCCATAATTATTTAATAATTCCTGTTTGTTTGTTACAACATAAGGAACACCACATTGTCCTTTTTCAAATTCACCTGCGAAAAATGCAACATTACTAACGACACTAGGTACAATTGTACTAATATCCTCTTCTGTTATATATACGCCTGGACTTAAATAAGCCATATTTATCCTTTTGAATATATTCAGGTCAAGCGGTGTGTTTATCTTACCGTCTTTGTTTATAGGCTCTTCACCTATAAGGCAAGTTAAATTCCACTCACCTGAACCTGTACATTATTTATAAAAAAGAATTATGAAATATTATTATCCCTCAAGGAGAGGGAAAAGATTTAGAGTGCTGTGGGATTTTTTGTAGCGGCGTTTACGGAGTAGTTAGGGATTTCATCTTTACCAATAACCCAATCAGTATAAGTAAATGTTACTTCAAATTCAGTTGGAGAGTTTTCCGCATCGTCAGCATAAGTCACTTCACCAACAACAGAAGGCCAACAACCATGTAAAGTGTAAGTAGCAGTTACTTCACCTGCAGAATCGAGTTGTTCAATTCTAAGATCACTCATAACTTCACCAGGTGATCCTGTGTGTTTATTTGTATAAAAATTATCACAAGCATCTTGCCATTGAATCATATCTACTCTAATTCCATGATCTTCACCTAAATAAAAAGACACCGGCCAAGTGTTATCAAAAGTTGTATCTCCTGGAATAGGAAGTTTTCTACCTTGATTCCATAGTTCAATCAATCCAATTTCTTTTTGTGGAGCTACTGCTGATTTCGCTAAAATATCTACATGCTCAATATTTGTTGTTAGTGGTACTGCGGATGGAAAAGAAAAAGATACTCTGTATTTATTTTGTCTTCCAGAAGCACCCAAAACCTGCTCTAATTCTCTAATTTTTGTTGCCATTTTAAGACCTTTATTTTTACTTTATTTATAAAACTTCATTACCACTATACATTATTGTAATAGTAGTTTTGGAAATTTCACCTGTTTCGTCAGTATATTGAATCTCTGAAACTTCTGAAACCCAAGCATCATACAAAATAATGGAACTTGAACTAATTTCTTCATTATCCAATTGATGAATGGTCATGTCAAACATATACCAATTTGGTTCTTTATCTTGAGAATTACCCAATAAATAACTTTGAATATCATCTATCATTGCTAAGAAGAAGTTTCTAGTTCCTAATCCAGGTTCATTATAAAATGTTATTTGTACAGAACCCTCATCACTTCTATCACCAGCTAAAAGAAACTTTCTACCTCTGAGAAATATTTCAACTGACCCCATACTTCTACCGGGCGAAGTAACTTCTTGACATTGAATATCAAAATCACGACCCATAAAAGGAAACATAAGTCTGTATTTATTTGTCCTTGCTCCTGATCCTATTGTTTGTAATAATTCATAAATTTTTATAGCCATTGTTATCCTTAATAAACACCATTAAAAGTATCGTCTAAATTTTCAACACCATTAATATCATGATTTGCTAAATTATCTGTTATAAATCTAGAAAAAGCAAATGTAACACTAATTTCAAAAACAGAATCTTTGTTTGATGTATCAAATTCTATTTCTCCAACAGATGTTGGGTAAACATCTTCAAACATAAAAACTATTTGATCAATAGTTTCATTAAAATTTCTACCTATTAATGTTATGTGCCCGTATTTATCATTTGATACAATCATAGCTTCAGAAGCCCCATTTCTAGGTCCAGAAAATCTTTGATCTAAACCTTCTATCCAATCTTGAAATAATTTTCTTGTTGTATACGCATCATCTATATAGAATGTTAATGTTAATTCTTTATTTTGATTTGTTCTTCCTGGTATTTTTACATTTTGACCCTTGATTTTTATTTCATAAGGTTCATTTATAACTCCGGGAACAGTAGCGGTTTTACATAAAACATCTAAATTTGATGTTTCTGTACTTACCATTGATGCTGGAGGAATAATAATCGCTCCGTATTTTGTTGGTCTAGCGAAGTTACCACCTGCTTGTGCTAATGTATGACTTATTCTCATTATTATTCCTTGTAACCGTTAAAATTAACTAAAGTATTATTTCCGTAACTTACACTTATGAACTCTACACTAAATTCTATTATTTGGTTATTGTTATTATCTAATTGAGACTGTGAAACACTTGAAATTAAAACATCTTGAGAATCAAACATTTTACCATTCCCTGCTCTAATCTGTAAAACAGATTTTATGTCATCAAAGTATTCACTTTGTTGTAAAGCCCAAATTTCTGTAAAATACTCTTTTAATTTCATTTGAGCAACATCTCTAAATGTTACTGTAACGGTAAAGGCATCATGTATTGGAACATTTAATCTTAATTTCTGAGCTATTATTTTAGTTTCAATAGATGAAGAAACTTGAGGTAAATCTACATTAATAACACACATGTCCCAGGTATCTTTTGGTAATAATCCTGTAGCAGGAAATGGAACTGCGTTATTTTGAAAAAAGAATTCAAAATCATCTGTCCAAGTCCAATTTGTATGTAATGTGTTTTTTATTATGTTATTAATTCCCATAATTTTCCTTACTGATTTCTTTTATTTCCAAGTGCATCTCCATATGCTTTAGACATTGGTAGTAATTTGTTAATTGGCATATCAATTATTAGAACTGGAACTTTTAAGTTAGGGTCTAAAAGATAACCACTTAAATACCTGTGATGACCATCAATAATAGCTAAGTCACTTGAAGCAATAAAGTTAGAACTCTCAAGAAAGTCTTTAGTTCCCTTTCTTCCAAATTGAGCAGTACCGTCCATACTTTTATCAAAATATATTTGTTGCTGAATAGGAATTAGATCCCCAATTTTTATTTTCTTTAGAGATACTTTTACCTTATCGTCATTAGCATCACCATCATATTTTTTTAACCCAGCCTCTAAAAAGTGATTAGCGTCTTTACCGGTTAATCCTTCAGGAAACGGATTTCCCCTTTTCTTTGTCTGATCAGAGAGAGGGTTATTAATGTCTATGTAACCTTTTTTTAATCTTTCTTGCATTTCTTTTACTTGAAAGTCTTGTACTACAGGCATTTCTTTTCTTTTTGTTTTACCGTGTTTATTTGTTATTTTCTGAGCTTTTAAGTAGTTTTTATCAAAGTTTGGAATCTCAGTATCTAAGTCTCTTCCGTTTTCTTTTTCAACCTTTTCACCATAAGCTCTAGCGGTTTTAACATCAGTTTTAACTAATTCTAATTTACCTGCTGATTGACCACTTTGATCTTCTTTTTCTAAAAGATAATTTTTGAATGTCATTTTATTTCCTTAGTATTTATTTCTTAATAACTTGGTTTCCCAAGGACCGTAGGTTTGATATTCCATAGATTTATCAATTACTTCTTTTTCTGTATATTTATACACTGTTTTTATTTTACCCATTTTATAATACTGAGATTTAGTAATTGATTTTTGAAGTGTCTTCGGAAGAGTCATATCTATTATTTTATCACCATCTTCTACCCAAGCGTGATTATAAACAATACCTTCTAATGATCCTTGCCCTGTTACCAATCCATGAACCAACCTAAGATTATCTTTAAAATTTGCCATAAAATACTGATAAGATACAATATAACAATCTCCACCTTGATTTTGTTTGGGGATTGGTCCTTCAAGTAAATAGTCTTTAAATGACATAATAAACCTTTTATCTTTATTTATAAATAATACTGTAAAACAAATAAAAGGAACAAAAGGAATAAAATGGATGAAATGACTAAGAAAGCGATTGAAGCGACAAAAGCAAAAGAAAGCAAGAAAGAATATAAGGCAATCAATAATGATCCTAATATAGATGGTGGGGTTGTAGAAAAAGACTCATTAGAAGGTGAATTAAAAAACCAAATAAAACTCGGTGAAAATAAGATTGTTACTATTAAACCTTGGACCGGGAAAACAAAAAAGAAATTAAGAAAATTCTTTGAAAATGTTACATCTCCTGAAGACATTAATTTTATGGCTGTTATTAAGACTCTTATCTATGATTATATTAAGGAAGATGTATATTTGAATGAAGGTGAGCTTCAGTACTTATTAGTAAAGATTAGAGAAATATCTTTGGGTGATGATTTAAATACGATATCAGAATGTCCTTTATGTGGTAATGAGAATAGAATAAATGTTTTAACTAAAGACGTAACATTTTTTACAGAGAATAAGCTACCTCAAAAATTCAAAGATATTAACTTTGTAGACATAAAAAACCTTAAAGTTTATGAGAATGAAGTTAAAAACATAATGGAATCAAATGATTATGATGGAATAACAACAGAATCAGATATTGAAATGTCTCTTCATATTGATATTGGAAAAAGTACAAAAGAAACGATTAATTACTTAGATGAAATAAACATCAAAGAATCGTCTGAAATTATTTCAGAGCTAAGAAAAGTATTACCAAGTTGTGTAATAAAAGAAAATAAGAATTGTTCAGGATGCCAAAACGATGTTGATTTTGTTATTGATGTTAGTACAACAGTATTTGAAGAACTACTAAAGTAGAAGAGATATGAAGTTAGATTTTAAAAACATTGGCACCTTAGAACAAAGGATTAAAAAACTTAAAATCTACACTAGTAGACAAGAAAAAGAAGCTATGTTGCATGATAATTTGACTATTATTGATACTTACAGAATATTATCACCAGATGGTCCTGAACCAAACAATGATTTAGAAGCTTTGATATTTAT